TCAGTTGTCTTGAAGGAAGCGATCTTATTTTTGTTTACGACAATGAACCTCGTAATAGAGAAATCGTCGGTCGCATTGGAAGAACCATCTCAAGAGGTGAAAGTGTCGTCATCTGGCCGCAAGGCATCAAGGAAAAGGACATCAACGACATGATGCTAAGTGGCATTAATGTGAAAGATGTGGTAGAATCACATACATACTCAGGTCTGCAAGCAACAGTCAAATTTACAGAGTGGAAGAAGGTATGACAAACGGGACTAAAGTTCGTAAGAGGTCAGGGTCTTTGGAGACCTTGGACCTGAATAAGATGCACAAGATGGTAGAAGAGGCATGTAAAGATCTTGCTGGTGTATCTGCCTCACAGATTGAGATCAATTCTGGTATTCAATTCTATGACGGGGTTACTACTGCAGAGATTCAGGAGATCCTGATTCGCTCTGCATCAGACCTTATTGATCTGGACACCCCCAACTATCAATTTGTTGCTGCAAGACTCCTTCTGTTCGCTCTGAGGAAGCAGTTATGGGGTCGTATGCATGAGTATCCATCGCTGGTGAATCATGTACAGAAATGTATTGACCTGAATGTATACGATAGAGAAATCGTATCAAAATATTCTGACGAAGAATGGAATAAACTGGATGAGTATATTGACCACGACCGTGACTATTTGTTTACATATGCTGGCCTTCGCCAAGTTGCCGATAAATACCTAGTGCAGGATCGTAGCAGCGGCGAGGTGTATGAAACACCTCAGTTTATGTACCTGCTGATTTCAGCAACGATCTTTGCGGATTATCCCAAAGAGACTAGACTCGATTATGTTAGAAGATACTACGACGCAATCTCAAAGCACAGGGTCAACATCCCAACGCCAATCATGGGCGGGGTCAGAACGCCTCTTAGACAATTTGCTAGCTGTGTTCTTGTTGATGTTGATGACACCCTCGATAGTATCTTTAGCTCTGATATGGCGATTGGCAAATATGTTGCACAACGGGCGGGTATCGGCATCAACGCGGGTAGAATCCGTGGTATCAACAGCAAAATCAGAGGCGGCGAAGTTCAGCATACAGGCGTTGTCCCATTTCTCAAAAAGTTTGAGTCAACTGTCAGATGCTGCACACAAAATGGCATCAGAGGTGGAAGCGCAACAGTCCACTTCCCAATCTGGCACAAAGAAATCCAAGACATCTTAGTCCTCAAGAATAACAAAGGAACAGAAGATAACCGCGTTCGTAAATTAGATTATTCTATTCAAATTACTAAACTTTTCTACGAAAGGTTTATTACAAATGGACAAATCACACTATTCTCACCTCACGATGTCCCAGGTTTGTATGATGCTTTTGGCACTGACGAGTTTGATGATCTCTATATCCGTTACGAATCGGATAGAACAGTTCCAAGGACAACTATCTCAGCTCAGGAGTTGGTTCTTGACCTCCTGAAGGAGAGAGCAGAGACTGGTCGGATCTACATTATGAATCTTGACCATTGCAACTCCCACTCTTCCTTCAAAGACAAGGTAGAGATGAGTAACCTATGTCAGGAGATCACGCTACCTACCAAACCACTGCAGCATATCGATGGAGAGGGAGAGATTGCCCTGTGTATCCTGTCTGCAATCAACATAGGTAAGTTGCGTAACCTGGATGAGTTAGAAGAACTCTGTGATCTCTCCGTGCGTGGTCTGGATGCCCTGATTGACTTCCAAGGATACCCTGTCAAAGCAGCAGAGGTAGGTACTAAGAACCGTCGTTCTTTGGGTGTGGGTTATATTGGTCTTGCACATTACCTGGCAAGGCATAAAGTAGGTTATGATGATCCAGAGGCACATCAACTGGTTCATGATCTTACAGAGGCATTCCAATACTATCTTCTCAAGGCATCTAACCAACTCGCTATCGAGTATGGACCGTGTGGATATTTTGATCGGACTAAATATTCCACTGGCATTTTGCCAATTGATACATACAAGAAAGATGTTGACGACATTGTACCCCACGCTCTGAAGTATGATTGGGAAGGTCTTAGAGAGTCTATCGTATCCAACGGTCTTAGGAACTCAACACTGTCGGCACAAATGCCTTCAGAGAGCAGTTCCGTTGTGTCAAACGCAACCAATGGAATCGAGCCGCCTCGTGGATACTTGTCCGTTAAGAAGAGCAAAAAAGGACCACTCAAACAGATTGTTCCTCAGTACAATACCCACAAGAGTCACTACACTCTTCTCTGGGACATGCCGTCAAATGATGGTTACATTAAAATCGTTGCGTTGATGCAGAAGTTCTTTGACCAGGCAATTTCTGGTAACTGGAGTTACAATCCAGAGAACTATGCTGACAATGAAGTTCCTGTATCGGTCATGGCAAATGATCTTTTAACTACATACAAATACGGTTGGAAGACCTCTTACTATCAGAATACATATGATAACAAAGATGACGGTGTGGAAGAGGAAAAACCCGATGTCAACAATTTACTAGAAAGTTTAAGCAAGCAAGAGGAGTGTGACGCCTGTGCAATTTAGAACCAACGCAGACATGCCTAAAACAACAGTTAAGGGGATGACGGTATTCAATACATCCGCACCTAATCCCCTGAAGCAACCAATGTTTTTTGGTGCTCCCCTTAGTGTGCAAAGATATGATTCATTCAAGTATCCTATCTTTGATCGTTTGACGACACAACAACTGGGATATTTTTGGAGACCTGAAGAGGTATCTCTTCAGAAAGATAGAGCAGATTATCAACTCCTGCGTCCCGAACAGAAGCATATCTATACTTCTAACTTGAAGTATCAGATCATGCTTGATTCTATTCAAGGTCGTGGTCCTGGTATGGCATTTAGTCCATACTGTTCCCTCCCTGAGTTGGAAGCATGTATGAATGTATGGCAGTTTATGGAGATGATTCATAGCAAGTCATACACACACATTATTAAGAATGTATATCCTGATCCCTCTGATGTATTTGATCACATTATCAATGATGATCGTATTCTAGAGAGAGCTCAGTCTATTACGCATGCATATGATGAGTTTATCAATGCTGCTAATCAATATGGTCTTGGTGATTGGATTCATGCTCAAGAAGGAGCAGGTAGTTTCAGAGAAAACCGCTACGAACTTAAGAGGAAACTCTACAGGGCAGTGGCAAATGTAAACATTCTAGAGGGGATTAGATTCTATGTATCGTTTGCTTGCTCGTTTGCGTTTGGCGAACTCAAGCTTATGGAGGGATCCGCTAAAATTATCTCTCTCATCGCCAGAGACGAAAACATCCATCTTGTCATTACTCAAAACATCCTCAAAAACTGGATGGAAGGAGATGACCCAGACATGCAGAAGATTGCTAAGGAAGAAACCTCATGGTTGATTCAAACTTTCCAAGAAGCTGTAAATCAAGAGAAGCAATGGGCAGAGTATCTGTTCAAAGATGGATCTATGATTGGTCTGAATGAGAAACTTCTGTCGCAATATGTTGAATGGATTGCCAATCGTCGTATGAAGGCGCTTGGTCTTGATCCAATCTATGATATTGCTGCTAGAAACAATCCTCTTCCATGGACACAACATTGGATTTCTTCTAAGGGTCTTCAGGTTGCCCCTCAAGAAACAGAGGTTGAGTCCTATATTGTTGGTGGTATCAAACAGGATGTCAAGAAAGACACCTTCGCTGGATTCCAACTATAGCTTTTGATCTAAGTGAATATGAGTTTGGTGGGAGAGAGGTTAAACCTGTAAACCTCCTCCTGCTTATATCTGAGATGGAAGGTACATATCAGAATCTCAAGTACATGGGTTTCAAAGAAGACATGGAAACCCTTGAAGAAATGAAAGGGAGATACTACAAACTCTATTTCAAAACTGTAAAGGAGGAGAAACTGAAAAATGCCTGAGTGGAGAGAGGAGTACAAACAGTTTACTAGTAACAAGAAAGAACTTGATCTCCTAGAAAACGGTCCAAAAAGTTTGGCACAGTCATGGCACATGCAAGCAATGTATAACAAATGGAAAAGGATCAATGGTATCAAGGATCCTGAACCGCCCAATTGCCAATCATCTTTTAAAGAATGGTCTGATAATGCTAAATAGAATTGAATATCGTCGCCGCTAAAGAGGGTCCTGGTCACAGTCAGGTCACCCTCTTTTTTCATGCTTATAAATAATTCTACTGGAATATGAAAACAGTAAGATGCAACGCTCGCACTTAGATAAAATTGCTAGTTCCTATGCACAGATTGCAGAGGGTGGAAAGCATGAGAAGTCTGCTATGGATTGGAATAAATCTGATGATAAACCTAAAGGCAAGAAGGTAAGTAAAGATAAGATGCACAAGTGTACTTGTGAGTCTTATTACCTCAAGCGTCTTGAGGCAATGAACTCTTTATATGCTGAGCAGTATCGTAATATTGCAGAGGTATTAATTGGTGATGGTTATGAGTCTCCTAGACTGATTGATAATATTATTGAGTCACTTCCTATGGAAGCAGTTGGTCCACAGTTTGTTTCTGCTCTAAAGGCAGTTAACCCTAGGATCAATGAGAACAATCAGACTGCTGAGAAGAAGCAAGCACGAGCGATTGTAGAGCAGCAGTATAAGGGTCAGAATGCTTTACAGGCATTTGGATCCATCATGAGGAATTCAATTCCTTTCATTGGTGGTGGTGCTGCTGGTATCAAAGCAGATGCTGATAAGCATAAGCAAAATTTTTATGCCAGACAAGAGAAAAGCAAACCAGGATATAAAGATACTGTAGCTAAAAACCAAGCTGCACGAAGTGCAGCATCAGGAACCAGCAGAACTAATGATTACTTTGAGAAACCTGCAGCAACAGAAACTAAACCTGCACAGGTAACATCATTAGCCTCTCAGCAACCATCATCTGAGCGTCCTCCATCTCCACCAAGGAATCAAGGAACTGGCGAGCGTTCTGCTGCAGCAAATAAAGCCAGGCAAGAGGCAGCAAAAAATGCTGCTAATGCTAGGAGGACTGCATCACCTGCACCTGCACAAACAGCATCTGCATCTGCACCTGCACCTAAACCAAAGCCTACTGGTCCTATCACAAGTAGAGCAGCTATTGCTGGTGGCAGTAAGGAAGGTCAAGGTCCCAAGTCATCGGTTTCTACTTACAGAGATCCTAAAGATACAAAAGGAACTTCCATTGGTAGATATAAAACCTTAGCACAACATAGGGCTGCAGTTGCTAAAAACAAAGCTAATGAGGAGTGTGATTGGAGATCTGAACTTGATGAACTTGATGAAGGTCTGAAGCAAGCCCGTAAGAATGTCGGTGCTGATACTTGCTGGGATGGTTACAAGGCAAAGGGGACCAAGAAAAAGAATGGTCGCGATGTACCTAACTGCGTGAAGGAAGAGGAGACCATCGAAGAGAAGAAAGGTCTCTGGGCAAACATTCATGCCAAGCGTAAGCGTGGTGAGGCACCTGCCAAGAAAGGTGACAAGGACTATCCTAAGACCCTTGATATTGAAGAAGGTGCAATGTCTAAGGACAAGGAAGATCATGATACTGGTGGATTCCGCATCTCTGATAAGAAAGCAAAGGAAGCAAAGGATCGTCTTAAGAAAAAGATGAACATCAGAGGTTATGATTCTGAAGAGCAGAAAAAGCGTCTTGAGAAAAAGCGTGGTATGAAACTTGATGATCATCCTCAGTTCAAGAAAGAAGACTATGATATCTACGATATCCTTTTTACCTTCCTTGATGAGAACTATATCTTAGAGAGTGTAGAGGATGCAGAAGAAGTTATGATGCAACTTACTGGTGCTCAGATTGTTGAGATCATTGACGAGTTCATGAACATGGCAGAAGCAAACAGTGCTGGTAAAACTACCAACAACAAGAAGACAACTAAGGTTGCTCAATCAACTCCAGCAGATAGAGCAAGAAGAGCCGTTCAAAACCAGAGAGACGGTTACCATGGTGATGATGATGCCCTTAACAAGGGAATGGAAGCACTTAAAACATCCATGGGTAGACTCAAAGGAGTCTGATATATAATACAGTTACATAATTATTTTGAATGGCAACTTTGAGAGAACGGATCAGGGCCAAGGGGGAACTCCTCCTGGCTCATGCTCCTATCCTAACCCTTGGATGTACTGTGGTAACATCTTTGAGTCTTGCGACATTGGCGACAACTACGGTTTTGTTTACCGCATCACAAACCTCATCAACGGAAAACAATACATCGGCCGCAAATACTTTTACCAACTACGAAAGCCTAGAAATAAAAATAGGCGAGTTAGAAGTGAGAGCGACTGGAAAAAATATTACGGAAGCTCTGACGAACTTAATGCAGAACGCACTGGAGTGGGAGATAATGCCTTTTTCAGAAGAGAGATACTATCCGTCCATACTACTAAAGGAAAAGTCAACTTTGAAGAGACTAAACAACTCTTCTTACATAATGTATTGACCGAAGCACTTGACGACGGGACTCCCAAGTATTACAATAGTAATATCTTGGGTCGATATTATAGAAAAGATTATTTCCCATGGCAGAATACCGAAGAGACATAAACGATAACGATATTCTTTATGGATCTTCCGAAGACCATCAGTACATGATGGAATGGGAGAAAAAGTACATGGAAGATTGTATAGATTATATGCAACCTTATGGTGATGTACTGGAAATTGGTTTTGGTATGGGATATTCTGCCACTCAAATTATGAAGTGGAATCCAAAGTCATATACTGTACTAGAACCAGACCCCACGGTATATAAAAAAGCTGTCGAATGGTCAAAGAATTATTCAAATGCCAAAGTGGTTTTTCAACCATGGCCTAACATTGATGGATTGGGTAAGTATGATTGTTTCTTCTACGATCCTTACTTAGAAGGAGACATTTCTGATATAAGCATCAATAACTGCACAGTTACTTTTTTTCTGCTAAAATCTAACAAGGAACTAGCAAAGAAACAATCTAGATATTCTTTCTATTGCTCTAGTCAAGGAAACAATATGGAGGATTGGTGCAGAAATGTGTACGATTCTCTATCCAAACTACCAGACAAAACCCAATTTGGTATTAAACTTAAACAATATGATACAGAAGTTCCAGAAAACTGTAACTACTGTAAGACTGGTTGGTTGCATCTCCCTACGATATCTATAGTAAAACCATGAATGTAAAGTACGGAGTTCTTACTCAAGAAGTTCTTGACGATTGTGAAAAATTTCTTGAGGATTCTTTAGGAGAAAATGTTTGGGCATGCAGTGAATTGTTTTGGGATGATTCTCTAAAGGTTGGTGACACTGGAGTTGTTACTATGACCAATTTGCCTAACGACCTTAGGAATTCTGTGCTGAAATGTATAGATCCTTTTTTACCTCCTTACAAACAAGCAGAGGTTCAACTTTATGTTTGGCACAAGAACTCTGGCATATCCATGCACGATGACAACGGTCGGTATGGATGCACTATATACTTAAACAAAGAGTGGGACATCAATTGGGGTGGAATTTTTATATGGTATGATGGTGAAGAGTTGAAAGCACTCAACCCAACATACAATATGATGGTTCTGAACACCCATAATGAAGACCACATGGTCACCACGGTCTCTCCATTTTCTGATGACTTTAGATATAGTCTACAGATATGGTTTACTCCCTTATGATAGAAAACATTTTTCCGACAGCAATTTATAAAACGAATGTTCCTTGTCCACAGAAAGAGTGGGAAGGCATGATGAATCTCTGTAAAGAGTTTTACTATAAAAACTTAGAAGAGATTGAAGACACTGGTAACTTCACTGGTGATCAAGACATACCAAAATTCTTTCTCTTACATAAGACTAAAGATTTTTATTGGTTGAATGCACAGATGGCACATGCTACCAGGCAGTATCTGTCTGGTATGTGTAGGCAAACTGATGACGATGATGATTATGAACATGATATTTTCTTTCAGAAATCATGGCCTAATGTTTGCAGGTTGGAAGACGGTGGTAACCCAGACCATTTACATAAAGGATCTCACTTTAGTGGTATCTACTATCTAAGAACTGAGGGTGAGGGAGGAACACTTACTCTTGCGGCAGAAACCTATATGGATAATCTTCCATTGAATGTCCATGATGATTATTGTTTGTATCATCTTGAACCAGAGGATGGTGATCTAATTATTTTCCCATCAAACATCTTACATAGAGTTACAGACTTTCAAGGAGTTGACTTTAGAGCTTCAATCGTCTATGATATCTTTGTGACATCTACTATAAATGTAGACCACAACTACGAAAATGTTGTCACATCACCACATCATTGGGTACAAGTATAGACTAAATAAGTTTGCTATGAGTTTTAAATGCTTTCTACACAATACCGATTAAGACTAGAATTTATCTGTAAATGTATTGCAAATGGTGAGGAGGTAAAACTAGACGACATGATCTGGGCAGATAAGTTGGCAAAGAGTCATACTACTGCTCGTGATTGGTTGCAAAAAGCACGAAGACAATCTTCTCAACAGATTGAAGAAGGTAGTACCGATGATTTTCTGAATAGGATGGGATTAGGAGATCCCGACCCATCCAATCATAAAACGGGATTCAACAGTGCTGACGATATTAAAGAATGGTTTCAACGAGATAAACCAAATGATTGGAGACAACGAGACTAATGAAAACTCTCACACTTGATGACTACAAAAAAGCAGGTGAAGAATTCTGGCCCAAGTATTGGTATATTGCCAGTGAACTTGGCGAAGGTGCTAAGGCAGAAGACATCCTTAAGGTAATGGAAGCTGTTGGTGGTGTCGCACTTAAACTGGCACTAGAAGAAAAAGCAGATCCATTTGGATTCAACAAGGAGAAAAAAGATGCCGAATCCTAATCAACTCTATACTGATATGGAAAAACTCAACGCTTTATATGAAGAGTTGATGTGGGATCATGACGATGAACTAGTATTCACACACGAGTTTGGTAAGGTTGTAATCTATAACAAAACTCTGAAGGATAAGAATGATCGCAACCGTAATAGATAAACGCTTTGATATAGAGTTCATGGCAAAGATTGAGAAGCAACTCAAACACTTGCCAGTAACTGCTATCAACATTGCTAACGGTACATCTTATCCTAATGGGGAGTGTGGAACCCATCGACTGATGGGTGAAAATATATTTGAAAGACATAGCATAAACAAAGTTGTTAACCTCATGGATAACTGTGAGGTATTTTTCGATATGCTAGAGGAAATAGAAGAGTGTATTGAAACTAAAATGTATCTTTCTAGGATAGATTTTAATTTGCAACATTCTTTTTGTGATGGAACCTCTCACATTGATGGTGAAGAGGGAGAATATACCATCATGTATATGCCAAACTTAGAATGGGACACTACTGAATGGGGTGGCCAGTTTCAATTGTTGGATGATGATCAAAATGTTATTGAGGAACATGAGTATGTTCCTGGTAGGGTGCTAATCTTTCCATCTGAGATTCCTCATAAAGGTCTCGGTCCAAGGCACCCTCATGTGTATAGATACACTGTGGTATGGAGAGTAAAACCTCTTGAAGATCTATTATGAAACCAAGTATTGCCAGCATCAATAGAGCATTAGATGCAGAAGACTTTAGGCAGGTAAGTGATTTTGCTGAGGAAGCTTGTTACTCCTATGGTGAAAGGGATGATGATAAACATAAACCAACTGGTTTAACTTGCGATCTAGATCCAGAAGAGGATGAAGATGATACCATCGTAGGAATCATTGAGTCTTTAATTTACGCAAGGTTTCCAGAGATTCAGGATTATAAATTGTATCGCGCATACATTAATTGTTTTGCACCTAGAGAAATTGCAAACTTCCATGTTGATTGCGATCCAGGAGAAGATCAGGTAACCTTCATCTTCTACGCAAACAAGACATACAATGGATTAAATGAGGGTGGATGTACAGAATTTTTCTTAGATGAAAAAATTATTGGTGTCCCTCCAATTCCAAATACTCTAATCAAGTTTACTTCCTCTATTATGCATAGAGCCACTCCATTGAAATCTGATCATCGTTTTACTTATGCACTCAAATATTGTAAAGAAAATAATTGATGGGGAGAGGTATTATGTGGAGGATGGATTGTTCCTTCCCGAGATCATTGATGAGTTAAGAGAGTATGCGTTGAACGCAGATGACCCTGATGATACATATAAGGATTACTATTCTCTCAACTTTTCTCCAGACAACTTGCGCCTTCCGTTATTGTCTGCTATAATTACAGGGTTGGAAACAAGGTTCCCATTCCTCGGTCGTTTTGACAGAGGGTGGGCATTTGTTTACGACAACAATGCCGAAGGTGTGACTCCACATGCTGATCCAGCATGTTATAATGTGAATCTCTGGGTCACTCCAGATTCTTCTGTAGAAGATCCAGAGAAAAATGGTTTGATTTTGTATGATATCAAACCGCCTCCGACATGGACATGGCGTGAGTATAATACTGACATCAAGTTGATTCGGAAATATTTGGAGTACACTAAATCAGAGAAGACGAATATATCATATGCATGTAATCGTCTTCTCTTGTTTAACTCACGGTATTTTCATGAGACAAATAAAGTCTCCATGAAACCTGGGTTAAATAACAGAAGAGTTAACTATACTTTTATGTTCATGACTCAGTAGCTCAGTCGGAATAGAGCAACTGCCTTCTAAGCAGTCGGTCGTAGGTTCGAGTCCTACCTGAGTCGCTGCGACAGGGAATGAGCTCGCCTGCGACGGTGCTAACCACACTGTGATCTTGAGAGTTGGTTACTCTCTTTGCTCCATTACAAACTGTCAGAATGTTAGGGTTTAGAAAATGCCCCATAGCAAGCATTCTGATAAGTGTAATGCTTCGGGAGATTAGCTCAGCGGTAGAGCACCTCGTTTACACCGAGATTGTCACAAGTTCGATCCTTGTATCTCCCATGAAATTTTTTAACAATAAAGACTTTGAGTATAATGAATCATGGGCTATTACTAAAACCCCTTGGAAAGATTCTGAAATACTCTTTATAGATAATATATACAAGAGACCAGAAAGAGTTTATGATTATTTAAATTCCATTCAGGGTATTAGAACTAACAAATCTGTTAAAGATTCTCTAAATGGTATTGACTTTATGGATGGTCAAATACTATTCGATAGTAGGTGGGACTTACATAGAGAATACCTACTTAAAGGTATAGCAAACAACTACAATGTTGAAGTAGATCTACAAAATTTATTTCATGTAGTTAATCAATTTAGATTGTTAAAAGACATACCTGAAGAGGGTTATCATTGGCATCCTCATTGTGATGGCCAATTAAATTTTATTATTTTTCTAAATCCAGATCATAATATGAAGTCTGGTACTTCATTATATACTCCTCTTAATACAAAAGCAAAAACTTTTTATTTAAAGAAGGACACCGAGCATAACAATCCTTGGAAAACATCTGATCAATTTAGAGAAGAGTTGTGTATCTTAGATAAATTTAATTGTGGAGTTGTATTTCCTGGAAAATGGTTCCATGGACAGACGATTGTTGACAACTTTTTTAAAACCACTACCAGATTTACTGAGGTTATCTTTCTGTGAAAAAGCAAAAAATCAAAGAAGAATTATCTGAAATCAAGGAGTTATTACGACATGTTATCTGTCAGGTGCAAAACATGCAATCGAGAATTGATCAGCTCGACCAAGATTCAATGCTGTGGGTGTCCGAATATGACGACGGTCCAAGCGGACAGAGTATCGGCGGTGGACCTCAACCAAGTAGTGTGGATAAATTATGAAGAGAGTGTTAAAGATAACACCATTCTTACGAGAAATGATTTAGAATATCAAGAGAACCGAAGGAAGAGGAAGGTTCGCAAACTCAACTTTGAAACACGATGATCAACCTAGACCACTTATCTCACGAAGAAAAAGAATTGCTTGCAGCGGACTGTGAAGACTTCCTCTTACATAGAAATATTCCCCTGCGTTCTCATTCTTATGACATAATTATTCTGCATGCAATCCGTGAGGGTTATCAAATGAACAGGTTTGATCCTAAAAAAAGAGCAGTATGAGTATATGGCGTCTGTGGAGTTATGCTCTAGGCAGAAAGGAGGGTAGAAATGACAAGGAAGCTAACATTATTGCTTCTATACGCACTTTTGTGTTTGCTAGCTATCTCATCACTAACGGTTTCATCATATCTGGTGTGGTGAGACACTGGAACAACCGTCCACTAGACCTAGCAGACCAACCTCTTCCGTACTATAATAACAAGGTAAACAAACAGAGCAATGTCTGTCACCACTAAGTTCAGAAAACACATCAATATTCTTAAGAATACTGTTGAGGGCCAAGTTGCATTAGATCATCAGCATCCTAAGGTCTTTCGTAAAGTGGCTAAGTATTATCGCGAGAAAGGTGTTCAATTCGTAAACGATCCTTGCGATGATTACGACATTCTGCTAGACTGTCTCTATGCTGATCTAGTTACCGAAGGTGTCATCAATGAATGATCTTGATCCAAAGTCTGTAGCATCGACTAAGACTACGGTGATTCATGAGCGTTTTCCTTACCGCTATGTGCAAAAGGGTTACATTCAACTTAATGGTAAACCCGACTTGCGTCTTCAGAAAGCAGACGAGTACAGTAAAAAATACTCTGACATCTATCTTTTCGATAACGCTGATCAATGCTTTCTTGCCATAGAAGACTTTGAGTATTCTAAATGGTTAGACCCCGCAGGAGTACCCTGCTATATCAAAGACCGTGTTACCCACTAATTATTATGTCCTGCAACTCTACATACAAGCACTACCAAGCAGCTGCTGATGCGCTTCGTGAAGCAGTAATTACTGCCCTAAATAATGATGAGGAAACAAATACGCTTAGTGAACTCTGGCGTCACTATCTTGGTTTGAGAGCCATGAGTGATGCTGCATACAATGAGTCACTCAAGTGTGATGATAGTCCTCGCTTCGATCAAAGTTTTTGGGAAGATGATGGTGTCAGTATGACTGGCAACCCTGGCACTGCATCTTCTGATACTATTAGTTTTAATTTCAACGATACTATTATCAGCACTGGTAGTACGAGTGATACCGTTCTTGGTATGACTTATGCAGCAGGAGCTGTAGATATGGGAGGATTGATCGGAGGCGCTGGCCAGGATACAATTACTTTCGCATAAATGATAGCACTAATAACTGGTATTACAGGACAGGACGGTTCGTACCTTGCCGAACTTCTCCTTGAAAAAGGATACGAAGTTCATGGCATTGTACGCCGTTCTTCTCTGATCAATACCCATCGTATCGATCATATCTACGATAAGATTCATCTCCATTATGGAGACCTAACTGATGCAGGTAACCTCATCAGTCTCATTCAGAAGATTAAACCAACCGAGGTATATAACCTTGGTGCCATGAGTCATGTAAAGGTGTCCTTTGAGATGCCTGAATATGTTGGACAGGTTGATGCTCTAGGGACCTTGCGTCTTCTAGAGGCTATTCGTTTGTTGGAACATCCTTGTAAGTTTTATCAAGCATCTACCAGTGAACTATATGGTTTGGTGCAAGAAGTTCCCCAAAGAGAAACCACTCCCTTCTATCCAAGATCCCCCTATGGTGTTGCAAAACTCTACTCATATTGGATTGTCAGAAACTATAGGGAAGCGTATGGCATCCACGCTAGTAACGGGATTCTATTTAATCATGAGTCCCCTCGGCGTGGTGAAACCTTCGTTACCCGTAAGATCACCAGAGGACTATCAAAAATCTCAGGTGGGTTACAAGATGTCTTAGAACTTGGTAACCTTGATGCTCAGCGTGACTGGGGTCATGCTAAAGATTTTGTTCGTGGTATGTGGATGATTACACAGCACGAAACTCCTGATGATTTTGTTCTCGCTACAGGTGAGATGCGTAGTGTCCGACAGTTTGTCGAAGAGGCTGCACAGTATTATGGATTCAATATTGAATGGCGTGGAGAAGGATTAGACGAGGTTGGTTTCTGTAAATCTATGAACAGAAACATCATCCGCGTGAACCCTAAATATTACCGCCCAACAGAAGTGGAACAACTTCTGGGTGATTATACCAAGGCTAGAACTGTTCTGGGGTGGGAACCAGAACTCAGTTTCTCTGACCTTGTACAAGACATGTGTATTTACGGACAATGAATAAATTTCACAAAATTGAATGCTGCAGAGTTTGTGGTAACGAACATCTAATTACTGTGCTTGATCTTGGAGATCAATACCTCTCTGGTATTTTCCCCAAGACCATTGATTTTGGAATGTACAAAGGTCCATTGGCTCTTGTTAAGTGCGACGAAAAGAAAGGTGGTTGTGGGCATGTTCAACTTGAGCATACCTTCGATCTTCCTACAATGTATGGTGATGAGTATGGATATCGTTCAGGATTGAATGGTAGCATGATCCGTCACCTGAGGGAGAAGGCAGAGAAGATTAAAGCAGATACTAAACTTGAGTCTGGTGATATTGTTGTTGACATTGCTGGCAATGATGGGACCTTCCTAGGATGCTTCCCTCATGACTTGCAACTCATGAGCATTGATCCTACTTCCAAAAAGTTTAGAGACTTTATTCCTGACCATGTAAATTACATTGCAGACTTCTTTTCTGCTGATGCATTCCGTGACCGTTTTGGTAAGCAAAAGGCCAAGGTTGTTACATCGTTCTCAATGTTTTATGATCTAGAAGATCCCTGTGAGTTTGCTCGTCAGGTCCACGAAGTTCTTGATCCTCGCGGTATCTGGGTGCTGGAACAAAGTTACATGCCTGAGATGCTGAAGCAGAACTCGTTTGATACTGTGTGCCATGAGCACCTGTCATACTATGGTATGAGGCAACTCAAATATATTATGGATAAGGCGGGATTCAAGATTGTTGATTTTGATTTTAATGATGTCAATGGTGGTAGCATCTCTGTTGTTGTTACTCCTTCAACTAATAGTGAGCGTAAGGAATGTACAACCAAGTTGACTGGTCTTATTGCTCTAGAGCTTGAAAAGAAACTGGATACAACTGAACCCTGGGAAGAGTTTGCTCAGAGGATCAATGATTGTAAAGAACAGTTCTGGAAAATCATGGACTTCTACAAGAGCAACGGGGCAAAGATTTGTTGTCTAGGTGCTAGTACTAAAGGTAATGTGACTCTTCAAACATGGGAGATTGGTCCTGATGATGTAGAGGCTATTGGTGATGTCAATCCTGACAAGGACGGTGCATTTACTCCTGGTACATGGATTCCTATTAAGGATGAAGAAGATATTATGATGGAAAATTACGATTTGCATATCGTACTACCTTGGCACTTTAGAGATTTCTTTCTTAAGAATGAAAAGTTTAAAGGAAAGCGTTTCTTATTCCCCCTCCCTGAACCTGAAGTAATTATTGCACCGTGAAACTCAGAACAATGAAAAAAGATTCAAAGATTTTTGTTGCTGGTCATCGTGGTTTAGTTGGATCTGCTATTGTTCGTCGTCTGCAAAATGATGGTTACGAAAATATAGTAACCAAAACTAGGCAAGAATTAGATCTGATGGATCAGAAGTCTGTAGAAAACTTCTTTGAACTTGAGGAAATTGATTATGTCTTTGATGCGGCTGCTAGGGTTGGTGGCATTCATGCTAACGATACTTATT